TGGATATCTGTCTCTAAGGTAATGATCAAGGGCGAGAATCCGGGTGCAAACACGCCACCGCGAGGTGGTGTTCAGGCTGCCGGTCCTTTTCTAACTTGATTACCCTTCCGCTCTCACCGTAACCTCGGTGCTCTCGGAGTCTTCTCGTAGCGCAACGCTCCGATGGGGTACACCTGCACCCCTTCCTTAAGGAATTGAAGACTATGTCGTCCGTTTCACGTTTAAAGTTCTATGTATCTCCCAGTGATGCCGTGAGCGTTTTCGGAAAACCTGCAAAGGTTTACCATTACGATCAGGGCTTCTCAAACAAGCTTCCTAACGGTCGCGTGGATGATCACAAACAAAGTCCGCTGACATACCGTCATGCGGTTAACACCTACTTTGTTCCGGGTTACCAGATACAACCTTCAACTGGTATCGCTTACCCAAGCGACGCCGCTGATGACGTGAATAACCTTCCCCCGGGTTGGAATCCGGATTCGGGTAACTATGACCTCCTGGTGAATGAGGCTCTAGCTCGTTTTGACGGGAAACTCCGCGCAGGACACGCGGATCTGGGAGTCACACTTGGCTCCTGGAAGCAATCATGTGATATGATCGCTAAACGCGCGCAGCAAGCTACGCGCTCTCTGGATCGGGCTCATCGCCGGCTTTCAGAGCGTCTTAACAATTCCAACCGTCTCGAAGCAATTCGAAAAGTTAGGAACCGTCATCGACGCGACTCCAAATGGATTGGTGACAACCAATACCTGGAAACCCCCGCCAACCTTGTGTTGGAAGGGGAATTTGGGTGGTTACCACTGTTTGAAGACGCGAAGAAGGCTCTCACCGTTATGACGAAGCCGATACCGAATGGTCGGGTAACCGCTCGGGCAAAGGGTTATGTTGATTCAGATGTCATCACACAAGACACGTATAATAACGTGCGTGATCGATATCTGGGTCGGCGCCAAGTGACTCTTTGCGCTAATGTTTCGGTCGAAAGTCCGAATATTTGGCTAGCGAATCAGTTGGGCTTGCTCAACTTACCTGGGGTTGCATGGGATCTTGTCCCGTGGAGCTTCGTTGTAAATATGTTTTCTAATATGGGGCAGATCATGAACGGTTTCACGACCTACTATGGCCTGTCTCTCAAGGACGTATCGACAACAAAATCGTGTAAGGTTATACACGATCGCTGGACGGAACCGTGGCGTTATGTCAATGACAACACGCGTGGATGGAGATCCACTAACGTGTTAACGCACCGGAAACGTACAGTTGGCACTCTGCCTCGGCCTACGTTTGCTTTCAAGATGCCTGAGCTGAACCTCGAGCTCGCTGTCATCGCCGTTAGTTTGGCGATCCAACAGGTGTCAAGAATCACTCGTTTACTTCGTTAACCCTTTCCTCAATGGAATTTTCCAAATGCCTCAAGCTGTAGATATCACCATCAACAATGGTGCCGGTACCCCCGTTGCGAAAGTCTTTTCGCTTCTCGAACCCGCCGCTAGCGGTGGATCGAGTGCCAAGTGGGCGCTCAAGGAAGGTGCGAATTGGTTGGTCTTTCCGAAGATCGAAGCCAGCTCGCGCAAGAACGGTAACCGTGATGCCCAAAAGCTCGCGATGACGTTCACTTTCCCGTCGAGTTACATCGACGCCGCCTCCACTCTGACCGTCGTGAAGGACAACGCTGTTGTCAACATTTCGGTCACGATTCCGGATGACTACCCGGAAGCCAAGAAGGACGACTTGGTCGCCTTCACCGCGAACGCCATGAACCACACGCTTGTGAAAGCCATGGTTCGCGATGCTCGCGCGGCTACTTGATTCGCGCAACGTGAATTAGGTATCCTTATGCTTGATCAACAATTGATTCGAGTCATCGAAGCGCTATGCGACGATGTGGGCACTCCTCTCGCTCAGACTGTGAAGTCTTATGTGAGAAACGAGAAGTGGCTTGAGCTCCAAAAGCTCAAGGTGTCTCCCGCCAGTTACAGGGATGGCGAAAGCTATTTCTGGGACGCATGCGTCGTTGACCTTCTTCGGAAGGCTCAAATCGACACGCCGCATGATAAGCGGTCCGTAGCCGTCAAGACGTTTTGGAAATGCGAGAACCAGAACTATGAGACGAACGCGCGACTATCAAGATTCCTCCCCGAGTCCCTCTTAATTGAGGACGTACAGGAGGACTCCATCCTTTCATTCATCGAGGATTGGAGAAAAGAGCTTGATCGTCTGTTGCGCGCGCTACCTATGACTCTTTCCGCACGATTCGGGAAAGGCGCCACGTATGCTGATCGGGGAAAGCTAACAACAATTCCTGACAAGATGTCAGTTCTTCCGTTACTCACAGCCGATGCCTGGTGGATAAAGATCTTCTGGTCTGATACTGCCTGGTGCCGCGCTTTGATGGCTTCGCGCCCGTCATTTAGTGAGCCCGCCGTAGTGCGGGGAAACCGTTTTACCTCTGTTCCTAAGACCGGTCTTACCGATCGCGGAATATGTATCGAGCCCAGTCTAAACATCTCGTATCAACTTGATGTCGGCCGGATCCTCAAAACGCGTTTGAAGCGTATCGGGATCGATTTGTTAGAGGGACAGCACACTCACCGTGTGCTGGCTGCGGCGGGTTCACTCGCTGGGCATCTCGCTACAATCGATATGAGCAACGCTAGCGACACCTTGTGTCGTGTCTTACCTAAACTCGTGTTACCACGGGCATGGTTCGAGTTGCTCGACTCTCTTAGAAGCAAGTTCACAGAAATTGACGGCAAATGGGTTAGGCTGGAAAAGTTCTCCTCGATGGGGAACGGATTCACGTTCGAGCTCGAAACCGCTGTGTTTGCGACTCTGGCTAGAACAATTGTCCGAAAGAACGGGGGTGACCCTGATTCAGTACGATGCTATGGGGACGACCTCATAGTACCTGTAGAACACTCGAAAGATGTTCTATCGGCTCTAGCCTTCTTTGGGTTCACACCCAATGAAGGAAAGACCTTCGTCGAAGGTCCTTTCCGAGAGAGCTGTGGGGGTGACTTCTGGTTGGGTACGCCCGTGAGGGCACACTTTATTCAGGAGTTACCGGATGAACCGCAGAAATGGATCGCGCTGGCTAATGGGCTTAGGCGAATGGCTTATGGCGACGCTCGTAATGAGCATCGTTGGCCTCGTATTCGCCGGGCTTGGCTACGCTGTCTGGATGCTATTCCAGACCATATCCGCAGGTTACGCGGCCCTGTTCACCTAGGAGACTTGGTGATCCACGACAAGATGCCACACTGGGAAGTGCGGTATTCTTGGTGTAAGGGTGCAGATCCCGCCCAGGGATTCGAGGGGTTTTATTGCCCTGCGAATCTTAATGGCGGTTTCTACCAACCTTACCTACGTGTTTACGAGCCCGTACCAGAAGTCCTGCAATGGGACAACTGGGTACCTGAAGTGCAGCTAGCTGCTGCACTCGCCGGCCTACCTGGAAAAGGAGTCACCCCGCGAGGAGGTGTTTCCGGATTCAGGATTGGTCGCAGCACACTGCTGCGGTCAGACTGGCTGCCGTCTAACAGAGTTTCCGATAGCTCTTTAGATGATGGAAGTTAACTGGTAACCTCATCACTTACCTTGGGCCCCTGTTAAAGGGGATACGGAGCGAGAGCTTCAAAAGTGGGATATGCGCTGCATACCCCCT